TTCTTTTTCTTCAGCGTCATCTTTAGCAGCTTTTTCTTTTGCCATTTTATCTTTTAGATGTTTGTATGCAATACCAACTTGTAATAATGGTTCACCTGTTTCTGGATTTACTAATTTTTCTGTATCTTTTTTAGTTGTTTTTGCTTTATCTGTTTCTTGCTTTGTTTTTAACATAGCAATTTCATCATCTTTTTTCTCTAATTCTTTTTTAAGTTTTTCAGTATCGTCACCTTCTTTTTTGACCTCTGTATCTGCCATTTGGTCAGGTTCATTTTTCTTTGCAACCTTTTTAGGTAATTCTTCTTCTTCTTTTACCTCAACAAAAAGTATTTCTTCAGCCTTTAGACCACTTCTTTGAGCTGCCAATTGCATATCTAAAATTTTTCTCATGTTACCTTTTAACATAACTTTTGCACCTGTACCAGAACCAACTAAAGTTGCCTGTACACCGTGTTGTTTTGCTAAAGACATCATGTTAGTGACTTCTCTATCGTTTCTGAAATTTGTAATAGTACCAGTACCCTCATTTAATACATCATCATAATCTTCCATCCACTCTCTTACAGGTATACCTTTTTGTACCATTCTTGATAATGCTAATGCTGATAAGAAAGGTATCTTTTTCTTTCTAATAGCAGGTAACATACTATCTGGTATTCTATCAAATATTTTTCTTAATTTATTAGCGTTGTCAATTGAGATAGTTTTGTTTCTCATTGGCTCATATTCTTTTGCCAATCTATCTAATTGTGCCATATTAAATTCTTCTAGTTCTTCAACTTCTTCTACTAGTTTTGAAATATGTGGAATGTCTGCTTGTTTGATGGCTAATTGAGTAGGAATATCCATCTTCTTAATCATATCTTTAATAGCTGGCGTCACATCTCTTGCGTTCTTTCTTGCCCACACACCTTTTAAATTTTGTAATTGTTTTGCGTCTAGTTTTGATTTTAAATAATCGTTTAGACTTTCTTCTAATTCTTTATCTGTAGCCTCTGGTACACAATTAGGTACTTGTTTACCACCTTTGTTCTTCATACCTACTTGTTTATAACCTGTCCAACATGCTTCGGTTACTGGATTGTAAAAGTCTTCGTCAGCACTTTCATCCATAGTATAACTTTCTGCTCTTACTGAAGCATGATAAAAGTTTTTAAGGTCAGTAGCATACTTGTTAAGGTCTGCTCCTTTACCATCAACTTTCATAACCATACCTTTTGCGTCAATAGTAAAACCTTGTTTTGCTAAATCAGTTGAGGCCTTTTTCATATCGTCCATAGATTTAAAAGTTACCGTCATTTTTTTAAATTCGTTAATAGGCTCTCTGACTTGTTGTAAAGCCTCTGTAAATGTTTTTCTATATCTGCTCATTAGTTGTTTACCTTTGCTCCTGCTCTCCATTGATAACAAGACCAATATCTGGCTTTCCATTTTGGTCCTGGATTGTCACAATTGTGCCTTGCTCTAAATGATTTTCTACGAGCAGGGTTATCTCTCTTAATACTTAAACCTGTTGTGTCGCCGAATGATACTTTGACAACATTGCCTTTATCATTCTTTACATACACATAAAATTTTTTACTACCACCTCTTACGGGGTCGTTTAACTTAACTTTTTTGCCTTGATATTCTGCCTCTTGTAAAGGTTCATGTTCGTGTTCAAATATACACTCGTCACAATCTTTATCTATATTGTCCCATTCCTTAAATGTTCTCATTTTATTACCTTTTTAAGCATTTTATCAACGACTTCTTTCAACTTGGCTTCTGCCTCATCTTTATATCGTTCCCTATATTTATCAATTGTGGAAGTTGAAGTTGACCATTCTTTTATATCTTTTTTAGATATATCAGTTGTCTCTGGTCTTGTCGTGACTGGTTTGCCACTACCTGGTTTTGACGGTTTATAATTATCACCTTGATGTTTAGGGTCGTAACCGTCTTGACCTGGTGTCATTTTCATTGTGTGTTGTGCATAATCTTGACCAATATCATAACTCTCTTTGTTCCACTCAGCAAAACCTTTCATCTTTTTATTATCAGGTTTAGATACTGCCTCGAAACCGTAATCAATATTTGTATTGTATTCTCTAATAATTGCTTCTTTATCGCCTGCAATTGGTGTACAATCCCATATCCACGCCTTATGCATATTGTTATTATTGTCTTCTAATACAATGTAATTTGTACTTCTTCTTACAACTTTACCCTCTACATCTTTGTATTGTACTTTATCATTAATATTAAAGATTTGTTCTCTGATATAAAGGTCTCTAACTTGTTGTTGTTCAAATTCTTTTAGTGATACTATTTTATTTTCCATATATGAGGCAGCCAAGTTCATACCTTTTCTTACATCTTTCATCAATGCGTCTGCATTTGCACCACTTGGTAATCCTTTTTTGAAACTATCAAGGTCGCCTTTAGCAGCCGCAGCTCTCATTTTACTAGCACTCATACCCACGGCACCCTCAGCATCCGGGTCTCTTTCGCCTGCTGATAATACATTTATATTTTTAAAGTTGTAATAACCATGTCTTGATTTGACATCATTATATTTGTTTAATATTGTTTCAAACTCTCTAACTCTATCACTACCTACTACCATAAAGACCTCTGTATAACCTTTATTGTGCAACATGGTAGCAATATCTAATATCATGTTTGTTTTGTTAATCTCAATGTTTCTAGCATGTTGAGGAAATAACTTCTTCATGTATGATAATTTTTGTGTAGGGTTTAATGGATTCTTTTTAGGGTCATTACTTCTACTTAAATAAATTTTGTGGTCATCTGCTCTTACAGATTTTACTTTCTTAATAAGTTTTTCGTGACCAATAGTTGGTGGATTAAATCTACCAAAAGTAAATGCAATAGTTTTATTAGTTGCCTCATGCATTTCTAAATCATCAATCTCTTTGTCGGTAACTTTACCGTCATCTAATATCTTTTTACATTTCTTATAGAATTTTAAATAGTGGTATTTTTCTAACATTTTGTATATTACATTTTTAGGTAATCTATTTTTGATACCAAACTTTTGTATTTCATCTGGCGACATGTCTTTATCAAATGCAGCTCTTCTATCTGCGTCAACACCGTCACCGATTTTAATTATTTGTTGTATGTCATCTTCAATCTCTTCTAACTTATCATTAAGTTTATCTTGTAGATTTAATACATCATCTGGTTTTAAACCTTCTAGTTCTCTGTAATCAATAATGTCTCTTTTCAATTCACCTTTTACAATGTCTAACTCTTGTACTTTCTTTTCGAAGTCTTTGATGTATAATCCACTATCAAAAACAAAATCTTCCGGTCTCTTGATGAATTTATTTGTCTCAATGTCATATACAGCGTCAGCCTTTTTATTTTGATTTTCATAAGTTTCTTTATCTGTAATCATATAATAATTAATAGGGTGTTTAGAACCTGGTATTAATTTGCCTTGTATATTATCTGGATTGTTAGCAGACAAATACTTTTTAGATAATCTTAATCTTTCTTCTTCTTGTTTTTCTTTAGGTACATCAAACAATACATTCAAATCTAGGTCTGCGTCATCTCTATATCTTTTTGTTAAGATAGAACCAATCAATGATACTTTAAGAACAGGATAATCACTCTCAAATTCTTTGAGTTGTGCGTCAATCATTGCCTTGACACTAGGTTTGATTTTAGGATTAGAAGTATCCGCCTCATCAAATACTTTAGGCGCATAAGTCTTTCTCGGTATATCAATAATGCTTTCTAGTAATCTCATCTTCTTCTTAATTTTCTTTCTTGAGCCATCCATCTTTTCGCTGTGTATGACTGGATTTTGTTTCCTAATAATCTTCTTACTGCTTTATCAACCTTTGACATAACAATGGTTGTAAGTTCTCTATCGTCTTTACTATTATCTACAATAATCATATTACTCATACCAAATAGATTTTGAAATCTACCAATATTACTCTGTACACCTTGCCATGATTTTCTTGTAATATATTCTGGTACCGTTCTTTCTCTTTTCGCATTTCTTTCTAATGCAACATCTAAACTTGTATTAACAAAAACCATATAACAATCATAACCTAATTGTCTTAATTGGGCAACCTGATTTTTAATTTTATCGTAATCTCTACCTGTACCATCAACAACCATACCTAATCTACCTTGTAAAGATAAGTCCATAGTTTTATCTGTCGTTGCCTTTGCTCTTATTCTTAATAAATCTCTAGCACCTGCCTCATCTTCAGGCATTTTAAGAGATAGATTATTTTTTTTCAATGCATTTTCAAAAGCACTATCTGAATTAATTACTCTTAAACCTGTACCACCAAAAGCACCTCTAGTCACAAATGTTTTACCAGAACCTGGACCACCTGCTAAAAAGAATGCCTTAAAGATATGCTTATCATATAAGCCTTCTTGTAAATCGTGGTATCTTACTTCATCAAACTTTTTCATTGTACTTTATTAATAATAGACTTTGCTATCTCCTCTGGT